TATGAAAATTATATCTACCATAACCACTAATATATTCGTTATTATAAAGTGGAAACGGATTACCAGCGATTTCAAAATATAAAAAATTATCATGTTGAGTATTACCAGTAAAACTAATTATTTTAGCTGGTGTATTTGGTGAAACCTCACACCATAACTCATAATCAGAAAATGAATTATTTAGATTTTTTAATTTATTTTCAGTAATGACAAAATTATCTCTATTATGTATTATTTCACCTAAATTAATTAATGCTTCAACAGGAATCTTTAATGTACCAATATTAGTTAAAGGATTATAATCATAATTATCAAAAGAATATCCTATTTTCGAAGAATCAGCAAAAATACTATATGGGTATTTTAATATAATGTTTTGAATTGTTGTGGTTAAAAAATTTGTTGCAGAACCAAACTTAACAAAACTATTAACGTCAGTATTATCAAGATTTAATTTTAATTCTTTATTATAATTATCGTTATAAACATTATTAATATCCTCTAACGAAATTGGTTTTGAAAATTCAGTATATTCTTTAATGGTATTTGTTAGATCAAATGAATCGAAATTCGATGTTACAACAAAATTTCCCCACGAAAAAATTGAATTTGACGTTACATTCGTAAAATTTTCACCTGTTGAATTAACACCAATATTATTATTAAATACCTTTATTTTTGCCACAATATGTTATCTTTCTAATAAATACAATTATTCATTAATTTCATCCAAAACATTATCAAAATTCTGCGAATTATCAATATTTGTTCTTTTTTCCTTCACTTCATATAATGGTACATCGGTAACATCATCCTTAATAATGAATGAATTATATTGATTAGTTATTTCTCTATCTTTATTAAATAATGTTATTATTCCATTACGAACATCTCTAATTTGTTCACCAGTAATACTTTCAGCAACACTATCAATTGTATTTTCAACCATATTAACTTCAACCATAATTGGTGAAAAAAATGTATTAGATAATAATATAATTTGATTTGGAACACCAATAAACGGAAATGAATTTGCTTTTATTCCCGAAACACTGCTTGGGGTTATTTGTAAAAAAATAGAATCACCTGAATCCTCAAAACGATATCTTGTTGATTTTTGAGAACCATCACCAACATTTTCATTAATTGGTGCAACTTTATTTGAAGTTACAACATATCTCACAGTATTTCTTATTTTATTTCCGTTTTGAATATCAACATATTCAATTCGATATCCCTGTAACCCATTATTACTTGCTAAATTTTCATTAGGTAAATCTGATGATTTAATTACAATACCCTTAACATTAGGAAACGCTGATAATACACCACAATCAATTATTTTTAAGGGAATTACCTTTGGTTTAATTAAAATAGTATAAATACCAACCTGATTAAAAATATTTGCAGATAATTTTAAATTATACATTCCCTCAAGCAATTTTTCACTATATTCACCATTCAATACTTCAACAGTACTTGGTAATTTACATTCACTTAACAATTCATCGGCTGATAATTCAATAAATTCGTTATTTTCTTCTTCTCTTGATGGGGCATAACTATAATATACGCTAATATCCTCTGTTCTAACATCAGAACCCCTTACTATTCCATAATTTCCAATTGCCATATCAATTTAATTTATTTATTATTTTCAATATTAAAAACCTTACCACCACCATATGTTGTTAGTTGAACCAAATTATTTAAAAATTCAAGTCGATTGTTACCATCAAAAGCAGAAATATTTTGTCTTTCAATATTCACATTATTTTCTATTCTGAATTCGTTATAATTCTCCATATGTGGTAATTTAACATAATAATTATTAATAAAATTATCATCATATTGTGTTGATAAAAAAGAATAATATGTTATTTTTTCATCAAGAATATGATCAACATATTTAATTCCATTAATATAATAAGTAATTTTATCAGTTTCAATAAGTGAAACACCATCAATATTAATAGTTCCACCCATTTTATATTTTTCGTTTATATTATTATTAAAACCATATTTTTCTAACTCATATAATCTCGAATCACATGTTCCAGTAATAATATATTCATCAACATCAAAGGTTTCACTATCATTATCCTCAACATCCACACTTTCCATTATTCCCAAATCAATAAAATCAGATTTTAAATATATTTTAATATTATAACTAATACTATCATCGGGAATTAATGTTGTTGATGTTCCAATAAGGTCAACATGATCACCATATTCTGTTCTTCCACTTAAAGAATTAACATCAATTGTTTTTAATTTTATTTTTATATCTCTTTGATAATAATCCATTATATTTTCTTTCTTAATTTAACTCTAATATCCTTTTCAGGAAATTTTATTTCAAACATTGAATCGTTAGTTGAATATAAAATATTATTAACCTTTTTTATTTCTTTAGTACTTTCATCAATAAATCCTTGTGTAATTACATTACTTGAATATAATCCACCAACTTTATTGAAAAATTTTAGTGAAATAACATTAATAACACCATTGGCATCAAAAATCTTTTTTTCAAGTGATCCTAAAAATATATTTTCACCCATTTCCATGTTATCGATATTAAAAAATTCCGTTATTAACTCAACAACACTATTAATAATTTGATTTTCTGAAATATTATTAACAAACAATTCAACCTCAATTCCTAAATTAATAATCCTACCGTCACGAACCTCAATATAATCATTAACCATTCGATATTCAGTTAAATATTCAGAAATATTTTCTTTTAAAATAGAATTACTTGTATTATCCAAATTTTTATTAGAATCTAACCCAAGTATTGACACAACAACTTTATTGTGTTCTCTATATACATTTGCTTTGTATGGTGAACCATACCGACCTGGCATCTTATATACTTGTACTAAATAATCATTTAATGTAACATTTCTATTTTGTGCAGAATTATTATATTTAATAAGATGTCTGATTTGTTCAACACTTAAACCATCATTCCCCCCAATTGCAGGTATTGGATTTGTTACCGTTAAACTTCTCTCAACAATACGATTTACGTCTTGTCTCGGACCTGTAACCCTTAATACATATTGACCAAAACTATTTAAAACACCTGTTCCTAAATTACTACTCGAACCACCACCAACACGATATTTTACAAATAATGTATTATTTGGTTTGATTTTTTCACCAAGTGCAGTATTTTCAAGAACATTCATCAAAAATTCTTTATTGGTAACACCATTATCTTTTAACATTTCTTTTAATGTCATAGATTCATCACCAGAACCAAATATTAATGAACAATACCCATTTTCATTATATTCACTAATAAATTTTTTTGTAATATCAACCCATTTACCAATCCTTAATCCCTGTGAATCATTATAATTAAAAACATTTGGGTCGTCAATAAAAACTCTTTGTTGTGCTAAATAATCAACCTCATAATAACGATTTGGTGAATTAAAAAATTCTTCAATTGATGGTGATATTGATGTTGATACCCCTTCAATTAAAATAACATTCTCAATTTCAATTATATTGGGGTCAGGTAATGTTACTTTAAAAAAGGGTACGGCATCATCGGTATTAATTACTTTACGATAAATATTTGTGCTACCATTAATAACGATTTCGCGCTTAGTAACGTTATAACTAACAATAATACCATTACTATTATAATTAGGTACGATTGAACGGTTATTATCACCTAATGAACTGTACGGTAAACTCCAATCAATTATATCTTGTGTTTCAAAAATTCTTCCACCACCAATTATTTGTGCATTTGGTAATAAAACGGGATAATAATCGGGATTCGGTTTATCACCTAATACTGGTACTTGAACAGTAAGATCAATAACCGTTACAGATGGACGTTTTGGTGGTATTTTAAACCCATGTGTTTTAGCAATTTCATAAATTGATTTCCTTTGCTGTGCATACTCAACAGTATTTTCCTGAAAAACCCTATCAATTGTATTATGTAGATTATTGGCAACACCAGCATTTAAATCAACCAACATTGAACCAACACCACCATCACTAAAATCGTTAATTACATTTGGATATGTTTGTCTTATATATGAATATAAATCATTTCTTATTTCTGAAAATGTTCTACTTCCGTATTTAACAATATTTAATATTTCACTCATTATTATTATCTTTAAAAATTAATCGTTATATTTCCTGATTCACTAAAATTTTCTTCTTCGTATGTAAAATGAATCAACAAATTTAATTGGTTTTCATCATTATCATTATCTTTATAATCAAAAACAACATCATTAATGGTTAAATTTGGAATATATCTACTAACCGAATTTTTTATATCAGTAATAACATCATTTTGAACAATATTTCTATCATTCTCAAATAAATAATATAATAAATTTGTACCATAATCAGGGTCATAATATCTCTGACCTTTTGAGGTTAATAATAATAACAATAAATTTGAACTATACATTTCTTTAGATGTATGTGTCATACTAAAAAAACTATTCGTTATAGTATTATCCTGAATTGGAAATTTAATATTAAGTGTTTTCATTTATAATTAATTATTATAATAATAAATACAAACTGAAATTATTTTTTTATTTTTATTATTATCTGGTATAAATAAAAAAAGTGGCTCAATTTCCGAAAAAATGAACCACTTTAAAGTCAAATACTATTAAAAACAAAAAGCAAACCCAAGATTTGATTCCTACTAATAATAAATAGTCGAATCAAAAAAATTATAACTTAACTATTTTTTGGTTTTCTCCCCCTTTTACCCTTTGTTTGTGCTTTAATTTTATCTTCCTCTTCTTTGAGTTTAATTTGTGCTGCCTTTACAACAGCCTTTAATTTTACAACAGCATCATTTCCATATTTCATTAAAAAACCAGTATGTGTTATAAAATCACCCGCTTCATATCCAAGAGTATCGGTATCTGAAATAGTAACACCACTCAATGCCTCTTCCATTCCCAATTTAGCAAATTCAATAGGTGTTTCATTAAAAAGTTTTTCATTAATAATAACAGCAAAATCAACGCCATCAGATATAACACCAACCAACTCATTAAATTTTTGAACTTTAAACAATTCTTTTTGTTTATCATTAACAACAACCCTAAAGTTAACCCAATGTGGGATAGATGTTGTTTTCTCTTTAACTTCTTCAAAGAAGTTTTCCAAATCTTCTGTTGCAATAGAATACTTACTCATAATTTATATATTTAATTAAATTTAATATTAACATTTCCGTTTTTTCTAAAATTATATTTACCATTAAACTCATCGAGTATTTTTTTAACGTATATATAATCAGGAATATTTTCAATTTCCTTATCACCATTTAATTGGTTTAAAAATTTCTCCAACTCTTTCAGAGAATTCATTAAATCATCATCAATACTCATAATGAACTTAATTTTTTCAAGAACCTCATTATTTTTTTGAAAATCATTATTTTTTTCTCCAAAATCCAAACTATTTTGAAAATCAGCACTATTCACATGATTCCGAACCTTATTATCGTATTTCTTTGATAATTCTGTTATTTGATTAATTTTATCAATATCATCAGTATTAAAAACCTCACCTTTATCAAGAGATTCTTTTAGTTTTTTTAAAAATTCCATAATATATTATTTTAATAAATTCATTTTTTCACCATAAAAAACAAAAACCTCATAAAATTCAATGTTTTCTTTTTTTATTATAATTCTTTCTTTATAAACACGTATTTTATAACTAATTAAATTTCCAAAATTATCATTAAAATAAACCTCATCAACATCCATTAATTCATAAAAAATATCAGATTCATCACTTATTGTATTGGTTTTAAATTTTATTGGTATAATAAATTCTAATCTATAAACACCCATACCAATATGTTTAACCTGTAATACTTCTGTTAATCTTTCTATTTTATTGTGAATCTTATCATTATTTCTAAAAACCTTTAATGGAAATTCCAATTGAAGTTTTTGTTTATAAATTTCATCTCTTGTAATTAATTTTCCTTCCTTATCAACAAAACTATTTGTGTTTTCAATTGGTTTATTATTTACAATATTAACCAACTCATAATCATCCTTAATTAGTTTCTTCTCAAGAACCAATAACGATTCAACCTCTTTAAATGTTTTACCTGCAAATTTATGTTTTGGGTCAAAATACCCCCAAAATTGATAATCTTCACTACCAAAAGATTTTGAATGTTTATCTGCTGCAACTCTCATTTTATGTTCATCAGCACTTTGTAAAAATTCTTCAGTTTTTTTCAGAATCTCATAAAAATCTTGTACATATTTCTCGTCTCTTTGACCTTGTGCAAAATTTTGAAGAAATGAAAATCTACTATACCAACGTGTTTGTTTTTCTTGTGTTGGTGATAAATTACGATAATCTGCCTTTAATATTTCATTTTCGGTTCGAGATAAAGCTAAACCAATTGTAATAAATATTCGTTGATATATTTTTTTAAACCACTTTAACATATTAAACAATACTTTTTAGAAACGATGTTCTTTCAATATTAATTTTATTTAAATCATATTTTTTCGAAAAATCATCATATAAGTTATTTCCTAATTTTTCTCGTAAATCTGGATTTAAAATCAAATTTTTTAATGCTTTAAACCAATATTTTGCTTGGTTTTGTTTATCTGGAATTAAAATACAATTTTCATATGATACACCATCAACATTATATGGTATAACATCACTACAAACAACAGGTAATTTTCTTGTATATGCTTCAACTTGTTTTAAATTTGATTTACAATTATTAAATAAATTATTTTCTAAAGGTGCAAGAACAATATCACATTCATTTAAAAGATTGGCGTAACTATTAACAGGTTTTGTCCATCTTCTACCATACTGTTCTTCATCGTAATATTTCCCATTTACTTCATACGTTTTTAACCAATTTAAATATGATTTATTTTTTATTAATTTCATATTATCGGTTAAAATATTTTCATATACATAATATGCTGTTTCTTCGGGTTTTATTTTTTCAATTGTTTCTTTTATAAAATTATGGGCATATTTTGCAACTAAATCATATGGCATCAAAGAAACATTATTAATTTTTCCATCAGAATTTTGAATTTGAATAAACATTTCTCTTGTCCAAATTTTTCTTTCAATTAATTCCTTTTCCAAATCATTATTTAATCTTTTAACTGTTTTTTCACCAAAATAATCCCATCCACCTAATATTATCTTAAATTTATCTTTAGTTTGTTTATTAGTTAATAACATATTTACAACACCACGCAATAAGAGAACATCATTATGATGTGACGACCCCCCCATATAACCAATACGCACCAAATTATTATCATCAACCACTCTATTATCCTTAAACTGTGTCATTAAATCAACATCAATCGAGTTTGGAAAAACAAAAACGTTATCTCTTTTTGTTAATTCAATAATTTTATTTTTTAAAAAATCTGTTGTTGTTATAACATAATCAGCAATTTGAATATTTTTCATTAGTTTAATATGAAGATTATTCTTGGAATACATATCATATATAACATTTTTTTTATCAACATGCCAATAATCGTCAATATCAAGAACAATTTTTGTTTTTCCCTTTTCTTTGATTTTATTTATAAGACTAACATCATTAAATAAAATCTTAGAATAATAAAGAATATCAAATGATGAAATATATTCAATAATATCTTTTCGAGAAAGTTCCTTCACATTTAAGTAACTAACGTCAAAAACATCAGAGTAATGTTTTTCAATATGTTTTGCTGGCATATTAATTCTATAATAGAAAACACCCGCATTATCTGAAGAATAAAAGAGAATTTTTATCTTATCACCCATTTTATAAAATTATTTAGGGCAAAGATAATAAAAAAAATAATATTATGTTGTTTTTTTTATTTTTTTTCTTTTTGTTGTAGTTTTTTTATCACTTTCAGTAGTTTTTTCATTTTTTACTGTTTTAGTGACCTTTTTTATTGACTTATTTTTTATAAATTCAACATGATTCGCTTCATCAACAATAATATATTTTTTCATTTTATATAATTGAATTGAATTAGGTAAGGTATTACCCTCAATTACGAAAAACTTAACCTCATCGGGTTTAATTTTTTCAATTCTTTCTAAAAAACCACTATTATATTTTATCTCAAGTGTTTTATTATAATTTGGGTCTCTTTT